CGTAGTTCTTGTATTAATTACACAATACCGGTTTACGGTTTTCCTTCCGCATTTACTGTTTGTTCAGGGTTTGTTGAGTTTTCCTCTCTGTTTGCAAATTCCAAAAATAAGAAGCAAGTTTGCAAGTCTTGCTAATCTTCTTTTACTGTTGAATTCAGGGTCGCTTTTACCGGTGAAGCTTAACGAGAATAGCTAATTTTATATAGCGTGTAACTTCCTAACACGCTGTCTTGTTTTAACTGTAAACAAGCACGAAAACGCAACTTTCATATCAGTAGGTATTGGTTTTGAGCCACATTTCTATGATAACCTTATAAAGAACAACTAGTTCTTTATCGCCAAAGTTCCAGAATGACCTCGGGGTCCAGTTCCGGAAATTGCTTTGGCATAATTGCTTGCATTCATGAGCGAGAAAACACTTGTGAGGCTCTTTTGCAGTTTTGCTGCCTCTAGTAATCCTTCGGGAATGTGCCCTGTAAGCAATGCTGGAACCATTTTTCCAGCGGAGATGACGGCGGGTGCCAAACTCTTAATTCCATTAAGGAATCTCTCCATAAGAGATGGGATTTTTGCTGATGTTAAAGGACCATCGGTTGCAGTTGTTTTGGCGGCTTCTAAGGCCTTACCAAAAGTTGCAGGATCTGAATGGGACTTCGTTCGTGCACCAGCTGCAGTTCCAATGACTTCAAAATGTTGAACATATTCAAATTCATAGGAATCACCAGCAACACCTTCGATAACTATGCCTGCAATGCTACCCCCCAAAGGGTTAACAGTGCTAACAAATTCAACTTCGCTAGGTGTTACCGGGCCTGAATAATAGACTTCATGATCCCAAAGGTCAGGACCAATTCTTCGGATTTCAGAGTACCGTGAAGCGTTAATTTCATCAATGCTTTGACTTGACAGATTTCCGTGATCTGGTTCTTCAATTGATGTTGCAACACCGTTTCGATCCATTAACTTGCCAATGTACTTAACCCGGAGTCCATAAGACACGATCCTGGCTTCATACTCACCGGCTACACGTTGAGCTTCAGTGAGAATGATTTGAGGCACCGGCAGAAACTGCGTGTTGGTTGAACTTATCAGATTTGCAGCCCCTGACAACACAGTTGAAGCCGTTGTAGTCTTAACAACAGGCGCAGTAGCCGTAATGGCTGGAGAAACAGTGATGTAACCAAAACCTGTTGTCCCCAGTGCCATTCTACCTTTCAGAAAAGCTTTCATCTTTTGAGAAGGTAGAGGAAAAGTTTCCGCTGGAATACAAACTCCGGTAGGAGTTTCGAAAGGAGCACCTAAAGCACTCATGTAATCCATTGCACAATGCGGTATAGCAAAAACTGCTTGCACTTTTCCGTTAGAACCTTGAACGTTCTTCACGCGAGGTCCTCGAGAACCAGTAGGGTTTCCCTTTGCGGGCCCAGAGCGCTGGTTAGCCACTCTTTTCTTTGTTTTGCTTTTTGCTTGGCTTGAAGCCATAATAACTCGTTTTATGGGGCTTGTTAAACTTTCCTCTGATTCCCCATAAGATTGTGTTATTAGCACAATGTTATCTCCGAGAACAAGACGGGAGTAAAACTCATCCGTCTGAATGTTGCATTTGGCAATGATCCACCTTTGATCATTTGCCAAAACCTCATCATATTTTTCAAGAAGAAATTGAATTAAAGCTTTGCAATACCTGCGCATTGGAAGATCGGTCCAACCGATTTGTAATAAACAACACACTCTGGTAAGTGTTGTTTCAGGCGTCAGGTTTTT